CATAATAAAAGAAACTGGTAATGAATATGCCAGTCTAGTATCAGACGGTGCTTCAGGTGATGTAGATTCGTTTATAGATACAGGTTCATATATATTCAATGCATTATTAGGCGGCTCTATTCATAGAGGTCTGCCATCAAACAAGATAACAGCAATCGCAGGTGAAAGTGCCACAGGTAAAACTTTCTTTGTATTAGGTATGTGTAAACATTTCCTAGATAAGAATCCTGACGCTGGTGTTATATTCTTTGAATCAGAATCAGCAATTACAAAAGATATAATTGAAGAAAGAGGAATTGATAGTGGTAGAATGGTTGTAATGCCAGTGACTACTGTACAAGAATTTAGACATCAAGCTCTTACTGTACTTGACAAATACATAGAACAAGATGTAAAAGAAAGAAAACCATTGTTATTAGTATTAGATAGTTTAGGTATGTTATCTACTACAAAAGAAATGGAAGATACACAGGCAGGTAAAGAAACTAAAGACATGACAAGGGCACAAATTGTTAAGGCTGCCTTTAGAGTATTGACTTTAAAATTAGGTAAGGCAAAAGTGCCTTTGATAATTACTAATCATACATATGATGTTATCGGTTCAATGTTCCCACAAAAAGAAATGGGTGGTGGATCAGGACTAAAATATGCAGCGTCATCAATTGTATATCTTTCTAAAAGAAAAGAAAAAGATGGCACAGAAATTATTGGTAATATAATACATTGTAAGAATTACAAATCAAGACTAACCAAAGAGAACAAAGTTGTAGATGTTAGATTAACCTACGACAAAGGTTTGGATAGATACTACGGTCTACTAGACTTGGCTTTAAAACATAATATATTTAAACAAGTTTCTACTAGAATTGAATTACCAGACGGATCAAAAGCATTTGGTAAAACAATTAATAATGACCCGACAAAATACTTCACTAAAGAAATACTAGAACAATTAGATGGAGTATGTAGTAAAGAGTTTAAATATGGAGATGGAGTTGAAGCAGATACCGACACCTCACAAGACGACTAACCCTAAACATAGGGAAGACTATGTGTTTGTAGAGAAACCTGGTGAGGACTTTACAGCACTAAAGTTAATTAGTGGTCCATTTTCATCAATAGTTTATAAGTACGGCGCCGTTGGGTTCAGACCAGAGTCTGAAAAAAGACCTGATGGCACCTTGCCTATGCAGTTTGATTATACTATCATAGAGAATAAGATAGAAGCAGATTGCGATAGTCAAGAATTTATTAACCATGTCGGCGATATACTTGTTGTGTTGCTTGATGAAAAACTAAAAGAAGATAAACTAAATGCCAAGAATTGAACAAACAGCTTTAAGTAATTTAATTCATAACGAAGAATATACTAGAAAAGTTTTACCTTTCATCAAAGAAGAATACTTTGCTGACCGACTAGAAGGATTATTGTTTTCAGAAATCTATAAGTTTGTTGAAAAGTATAATAGTCTTCCCACAAAAGAAGCGTTATCTATTGAGATTAACTCTAATAAGAATGTTAATGAAGATGAATACAAAAAGATAACAGATATATTATCCACATTAGATAAAGAACCAGTGAATACAGAATGGTTATTAGAAACCACAGAAAAGTTTTGTAAAGATCGTGCCATACATAATGCGATACTTGGTGGTATTCAAATATTAGATGGCAAAGATAAACAACATACTCCAGAATATCTACCTGAATTATTATCAGGTGCATTAGGTGTATCGTTTGATCAAAAAGTTGGGCATGATTATTTACTAGATTCACAAGAAAGATATGACTTCTATAAAAAGAAAGAAGAAAGACTTGAACTTGATTTAGATTTCTTCAACAAGATTACAAGAGGTGGTATACCAAGTAAGACTTTGAATATTTGTCTTGCAGGTACAGGTGTTGGTAAGACAATGTTTATGACACACCTTGCTTCATCTGTATTACTACAAGGTAAGAATGTACTATACATTACTATGGAAATGGCTGAAGAAAGAATTGCTGAAAGAATAGACGCCAATCTATTGAATGTAGGTATGAGTGACCTTGAAGAATTACCATACTCAATGTATGAAACAAAGATAAACAAATTACAAAGTAAGACGACAGGTAAGTTAATCATTAAAGAATATCCTACTGCGTCTGCTCACACAGGTCACTTCAAGAATCTATTGAGTGAACTTGCAATGAAGAAATCATTTAAACCAGATATCGTATTCATAGACTATCTAAACATATGCTCTAGTGCTAGATTTAAGGCAGGTGCAAATGTGAATAGTTATACTTACATCAAATCAATCGCAGAAGAATTAAGAGGTCTTGCAGTAGAGATTGATGTACCTATATTTTCTGCTACTCAAACTACAAGAGGTGGTTTTGTAAGTAGTGATGTAGGTTTAGAAGATACATCTGAATCATTTGGTCTTCCTGCAACAGCAGACTTTATGTTTGCTTTAATTAGTAGTGAAGAACTAGAAGAAAAAAATCAGATAATGGTTAAACAATTAAAGAATAGATACAATGATCCAACGATCAATAGAAAATTTATTCTAGGTGTTGATAGATCAAAGATGAGATTCTATGATGTAGAACAATCAGCACAAACAGATTTAGTTGAGAGTGGTCAAACACTTCCGACTGATAATAAATTCGGGAAGAAGATAGGTCAATTCTCGGACTTTAAAATATAAAGACCTAACTAAAAAGGAAATAAAATGGCTACAGGAAAAGTAAAATGGTTTGACGCTAAAAAAGGATTCGGATTTATTACACCAGACGATGGTGGTAAAGACGCATTTCTTCATGTGTCAGCATTACAAGCTGCTAATATACAATCAGTTAATGATGGACAAGCAGTATCTTATGAACTAACGGAACAGCGTGGTAAAGAAGCTGCTTCTGAAATTGCAATAATATAAGGAGAACATAATGGCAATAACAATAGATGGTAAGTCTTATGACGAAACTAAACTAGACGATAAATGTAAAAACTCTATCGTACAAGTTAATTCATTACAAGGTAGACTTCGAACTTTATCAGCAGAATTTGATAATGTAAAAGTTTTAATTAAACATCATAGTGAATACTTAACAGCAAATCTGCCAGCAAGTGCTATAGTAGAAACACCTACTGTTGAACCTGTTGAAGAATCTAAATCGTAATATGAAAAAAAAGAAAGGCAGTAATAGAACTAGACATTTTCCTGGTGATAAAAGACCAGCAAAGTCTATGCATAAAAACAAATTGTTCTATGAAACTAAATTGAGTAAACACGAAGGCAAAATGCGATGGTTGGTTATTGAAAGACCAACCGGTAGCATTATTCGATCTGCTCACTTTGAAGATGAGGCAAAAGAACTTGCTGCTTTTCAAAATAAACATAAACAATGGATTCACAGTAATGGTATTGTTAAGTTTTTGACTATGGGAAAAATATGAGTAACCAGATAAAAGCAAGCACCCATACACTAGGCGAGATAGTTGTTAAGTTTGAAATGCCTAAACAATTTATTGATGATATTAATAATGTCTTTGATGAAAAAGAAGCAACAACGGTAGATTGGACTACTCAACTTGCAGGTAAAATTAAAAAAGAAAAACTAGTCAATCATTTATTAAGTAATGATATGAAAATTATTTTTCAATCTTGTTTTCAAGAATATATGAGAAAGTGTGGAACAACATTAGTACAAACACATCAACTAGTTTTAGATAACGCTTGGATAAATGATATGTTTGCAGGTGAATATAATCCTTGTCATTTTCATGCAAGTAAAAATAGTTTAGTAGGTCTTTCATCTGTTTTATTTTTAAAAACACCTGATACATATGGTGAAGAAATAATCAATCCTAAAACTCCATCAAATGGACATTTAGAATTTATAGGTGGTGCTCAACATTCGTTATCAATATCACAATTTAGAACAAGTCCTAAAGTAGGCGACTTCTTTGTATTTCCGTACACATTGGTACATGGTGTTTATCCGTTTAGTGGCACAGATCAAGTAAGAAGAACATTATCATACAATTGCGATATACTACCTAAAGTAATGATAAAAACAAAATAAAGGAGAAACAAATGACAAAAATAGTTGATATGACAAGTGTGGCTGAAGGTGATACATCTTCTTTAGACACATCAGGTATTGCTTCAAGTGAAAAATCATTTGATATTAAATCAATAGGTAATCCAGAAGAACCTAGTAAGTTTGAGGTTACAGATACTAAAACTAATAAAGTTTATACAGTAAATGCTAATGCTTTAGCAGGTGGTGATTA